TCAAACGCGGTCAAAGCGTTCATGGCGTCTTGCGTGGTGATGTTGTCAACAGTCCAAATCTCTACGTCGTTGGAGTCGGTCAGCGTGAGCTTGTACGAGGCCGCGCCCAGCCACACCGCCGCTTCGCCGCGACTATCGAGGATGATCGGGTTGGTGTTGTTCTGAATGCCAGACGATGTGGTGTACGTTGCCAGCGGCGTGGTGGTGCCAGCAGCGTAGGAGTAGAACTTCCCACCCGCCAACGGAATGCCGCCTTCGGTAAAGAATTGCAGCTTTGGGGCTGGGGAAAGGATTGTGCTCATGTTATACCTGTTGTACGGTCAGAATCATCGACGGCGCTCGCGGATGCGACGCAGATGCCGGATAGGTCAAGAGTTGAGTTGTACCGCTATCAGTAATCCAATACAACTCAAAATAATCGTTGGCGGCGGCTTGCAGAATGTAGTTCCAACCAATGACCGTATGCCCATCAATGCCGCCGTGCTTTTCTGGAGTACCAACAATACCGGCAGAGTCGGCTATATTAACCCCGTTCTGCCGAATCCATATAGTCACATCGTCAATTGCAGCAGAAGGGTTTGATATTTGCGCGCTGAATTGAACGTTGTAGATGCCTGCGCGGGTTACAACAATTCTAGATGTTGGCGACCCTATAGCTACGTTATACGATAAACTTGTTGAATTGAACGTAATCGCTGTGGCTGTAAGGGCAACGCCAGATTGGGTCGTGGTATCGTAAAACGAACCGTAGGCTTTGTCTGATGCGATGGTAACCGAAGCAGCGCCATTGGTGATTGCAATCCCACTGCCCGCCGTCAACGTCGCCTTGCCTAGCGTGTTGCCGGTGGTGTTGCCGATCAGCAGTTGGCCATCAGTGTAGCTGCTCTGCCCAGTGCCGCCGCTTGCGACGTTCAGCAGGCCCGACAAGATGACAGCGCCAGTGGCTGGCGTGGCTGGGGTCAGGCCAGTAGCGCCGCCAGACCAGGACGATACGCCCGCGTTGGCAAGCGTGATGCTGCCAGCGCCGTTGGTGATGCTGATGCCAGCGCCTGGCGTCAGTGTGTTGAGTGTGTACCCGGTAGCGTTGCCAATGAGCAGTTGGCCATTTGTCGGTATGGCAGACACGCCCGTGCCGCCGTTGACTGGTTGGATGGTGTTCTGGTTTTCCCCAACAATTGCGTACAACCCATTGAAGAACCGAAACCACTCCGTCGACACCAGCCCTGTGTTGCCGTCAACAAGGGGCACACGCGGCGCCGGGACTTGGGTGAGATTAAGCATTGGTCGGGGTGATGAACAACTCAGCGCCCATGATGGCGATCTTCACCGGGTCAGTGCCTGACACCTCGTAGACCCGGTCACGGAGCTTCTCGGTCATGCCCAGCCGGCGCCAGATGGTGCGGTAGCCGTACTGACCGATAGCGCCCATCGAGCGCCAGTGCTCGTTCGACCAGGTGTGGCCACCATCGTCCGACCAGCGCAGCATGGCTTGCGGGTTGACGCCTTGCACCGTAGCTACAGACACGAGGATGTCCTCGCCCGACTCGGTCAGCAAGTCATCAGACGTAGTGATCGGCGTGACAGCCAGAAGCCCGATGCCGGCCTCAGTGGTTATGTCATCGTCCAACTCTGTGGCCAGAAACGGGAACCCTTCGGCCAGCAAATTCTTCAGCGGCGCAAAAGGATCGATCCCGTTCAGCCCAACACCAGACTCGGCGTCGAGTTGCAGCGAGTGGTGCGCCGTGCGCTTCAGGTTGTTCTGGCCGGTCGGCAGCGCCCGCCATGATCGCAGCCACCGCTGAATCTGACCGTTGTCGGCGTAGACATCCAGATCGAAGGCGTAGATGTTGCCGTTCTCAAAGTCGCCGACAATGATCGTGCCGCCGAAGTTGCACTGGCAGTTCGACCGGTGCCGGTACTGGCCTTCGTTGCCGCTGGCTCGTTCGTGCCAGGCTTGCACCGACACATCGTAGACCCAGGTCTTGCTGGCAGACGGGAAGTTCAGGACGTAGAAAGCGTGGCCTTCCTGCTGGTAGGTGTAGGCTACCGCGTCGGAGATGTTGCCGTACTGAGCGATGGCGTACTCGATGGCGTGGGTCGAAACCCTGATGCCGCTGTAGCCGTTGTTCTTGTAGACGATGCCCTGCCCGCGAGCGTCGGTGCCCAGCCAGAACAGCGCGTTGTCGAGCTTGGCAACCGAGTAGGGGGCCGCACAACCAATCTCGTTGAACGCGCCTTGGACAGGCGTCAACGGGAAGTTTGCCAAGCCGGCGTTGTACCAGACCTCAACCGAGTCAGTACCAAACACCCACATCTGCCGGTGGTCTACATTGATCGCCACCACACCGTCAGGCGAGCCATCGGCGCTGGAGACATCCGTCGCGTTGAAGACCAGCGGGTAGATGTACGTCGCCGTTACCGGGTCAACCGTATCGACACTGTAGATCCGCTGGCTATTCGGCTCGTTGAAGACGAACAGATTGTCGATGTACGCGACAGTGACAGCGCCGGGGAAGTTCTCATCCGTGATCTGGTTGAACTCGCCCGTTGGCTCAAAGTAGGTGTAGCTCGGGCCGTTGCAGGCGAAGAATATGGTGGCGCCGTTGTCCGCGATGGACACTGGGCCAGTGCCCGACACAGTGCCCAGCAACTGAGGCGTTGCGCTGGTGCTGGTGAGCTTGAAGACCTGGATGCCCGAGACGACGTAGAAGTCCGACCCGTTGGTCTGGTGCGCCCACAAGGCCCGGATAGGCCCGGTGCCAACCGTCTGGAGGAACTGCAATCCTGGGGCGCGGTTCAGGAACCCAGCTTCCTTGCCGCCATCAGGGATGGCTTCGGGAAACAGGTTGACGAGCCTGTTGTCCGCAGCGTTGATGCTGCGGGCAATGTATGACTGGCCCAGAATAGGGGTTTTCACTTAGTAATTGCCAGCGAAAATATTGTAGCGTTGCCGAGTGCCCACGATGCTGTACGGCAGCGACATGATGTCATCCGGGTTGTTGATCCGCTTCAGATTGCGCTTGGATGTCATGGCGATCCGCGAGACTTGCGGCGACGGCTCGACACCAAACTCAGCAGCAATCTCACAGGCCAGGCAGTACCGGAACGCCCGCAGGTAGCCTGGCGGGAAGGACAACACCGTCGCCAGCGTGGCCGGTTGGGTCAGCTCAGATACTGAGACGAAGTGCCACTCCAGCACCTTGGTCGGCACCGGGTAGATGTACATCTCGATGTCGGGGTAGTTCATGTTGATCCACATCACCTGGGGATAGGTGCTGGTCACAGTCTTTACCGCAATGCCGTTGTACTGCTGCTGGTTGAGAATCTTGATGCCAAACGAGATGTTGTTCGCGGGGTCGCGAAAGTACGTCGAATCGTCTAGCAGGACTGGCCGGTTGCCAACAAAGTCGCCGGTTGGGCCAAGCGTGCGGCTGATAGCGCCGGGGGGCCACATGAACACCTGATCCTGGGTGCTGAACACCGCCAGACGCTCGGTGCTCCACGAATCAATCATCTGATTCATGGCTGTGAGCGCGTCCTGGGACGTAGCAGCAGAAGGCGTCTCACCCTCGGCAAGTTGGCCGATCAGGCGCAGCGCCCCGTTGATCTGGTCCCCGGCAGTGGTGGTCATTCAGACTCCTTGCGACGGCGCCTCAGTTCATTCACTGGTGCCTGCTCGCCCGGAGTATACCTTACCCAGCCGTTCTTTTCGTCTTGCTCGGCCTCAAGTTCTGCCATAGCAACCTTGGTGCCGTGTACAGGGTGCTTCAGATAGATTACCACAGATCGCCCCTAGAATTTGTGCCCCCTACGCCTTGTGAGCGTAGAGGGCGTTGCTTTACGCGATGCGGTACACCGTGTAGGCAGCATCACCAGTCTTGCGGAACAAGAACTGCGCTGCGCCGCCAACACCAGCAGTACTGCCAGTGATAGCGATGAGCAAGTTGCCAACCGCAGTGATGCCGGTGCCAACAACCATTGTGATCACCCCGAGCGAAGTGCCCAAGTTGACAACCTTCAGATCAAACGTGCTGTTGACCTTTGCGTTGGTGAACACAGCGTCGATTGCTGCTGCCGTAGGCATCGTATAGCTTACGGCGCCGGTGCCTGCGGTGCCAACCAAAAGACCGCCGGTAACTTGCGCAGCAGTCAGAGTGACCGTAGTGGTTGCCGTCTGGGGCGCTGCTTGAACGCCCATGACGATTTCGTTGGTGTTGCCATCGGTGAATTGGTATCCACCGCCAGAGTTAGGGAGAGCCATGATGATTTCCTTTAGATGTTGCCGTCAGTGATCGTGCTATCAGGCCGCGTCACCAGGATCAGATAGACCTGGGCTGCGGTCGGAGTGATAGACGCCGCCGTGTTGTTGCTGAACGTGATCGCGAGGGTATTCGCAGCAGAGACCCGTGAACCAACAATACCCAGACCCGCTTGCGCAGTGGGCTTGTTGACAAGAACCATGTCCCCAGGAAGAAGACCATTAACCGTGAACGTCTGTTCTGCCGTCGTGTTGAGCACGATGAGAGCAGGCGACAAGGTTACGCTAATGACGGACTGTTTGACCAGATTGCCAGTAACGTAACTCATGTTCAACCCCAGAGGCGCGCGGCCATTTGCGGACGAATGACGCTGAAGCCGTACAGAACGTCGATACGACAAGGCATACGGTCATTGTTGATGTCGTACTGACGAACAATACGCATCGAGATGCCGTTGTGAACCTGGCGCGAAGCCATGTCGACACCCTGCGGCAGCAAGAGGTCAGCCGTAGCAAACGTGATCGCATTCTTCTGGTAGATCAGATTCTGCGGGTAGCCCGTGGAGGCTGCGCCGACAAATGTGACCGCTGCGTTGTCTGCCGGGAAGGCGTCAATGGTCGCCAGCGCGTTGGTAGATGTGTACATTGCAGGAGAAATTGCAATGCTAGTCCAAGAGCCGCCTGACGCTGTGCTGGCCGCTGTCACAACAAATTGCTGCAAACTGCCGGTCGACTGGCGGGTCTGCGGGTTGACGCTGTACACACCAGCAACAGTGAACACATCGCCGACAGTGACCGTGGCTGAACCAGTGCCGCCGTCAATGCTGATGGTAGCTTGGCCTTGGGTGCTGATAGCGCCATTGACAAGGATCGTGTCCGAGGTCGATCGAGTGCCGGTGGTGTGGTTCCCAATCGACTGCGACATGTTGACTTCGTCGTAGCCCAGAACGCCAGTACCCATCATGCCTGCGGTGAATTGCCGGCTGATAGTAGACGTTGGGTTGAAGAAGCCTTTCATGCCTTCGACCAAGTTCGCATTGGCGGCGGGGTTCACCGTTGCGTAGCGGTCGCTCATCGGAGCAGCGTACTCGTTCAGCTTCTGGTTGCCTTGCAGCAGGACCAGCGAGGTGGACGGCGTGGTGCCAGGCGTACCGACAGTCGAGAAGATCGACTTGTAGGCGGTGGCGACATCTGCATCAATGCTGGAGGCCAACTGCGAGATACGGGGTTTGAGAACCCGTTCCGCAAAGTC